TGCGACCAAGGGGCCGAAGGGTATGCAGGCCACCCGTGTCACGCCGGCATAAAGTGCAATTTAGGAACAGCTTAAATGGCCGATTACCTCGCCGCCGAAGCCCTGATCATCCAGCGCCTGCAGAGCCAGGTGCCGGGTATGAAGGCGCTGTCAGCAGCGGATCTCGCCGACGTAGCGGAAGCGAAGCAGACCACGCCGGCGTTCCACGTGCTGTACCACGGCGACCGCCTGGTGGATGCCCAGGGGCGCGGCCAGGCGCAGGCGGTGGCGCAGCGCTGGATGATCGTGATCACTGTGCGCAACGCGCGCGACCAGGGCAAGGGCGGCGCGGCGCGCAACACGGCCGGGCCGCATCTGGATGCCGCGCTCAAGGCGCTCTCGGGATGGGAGCCAGACCAGAGTCACGGAGCGCTCAGGCGCGTGGCGGCGCCGCGGCCGGTCTATTCCAAAGGCGGCTTCGCCTATTTTCCGCTGGCGTTCGAGACCGTGGTCGAGACCCTGGGCACGGCGTGACAAATCAATTTCAACTGAAGGAGCACATCAATGCCTGAACTATTCGACAGTAAATATTTTCGCGGCCAGGGCAAGGTCTTCCTGGGCGACCGCAACGCGACCACGGGCGCGCCCGAGGGCCTGATGTTCGTCGGCGACGTCAGCTCGGCCGACCTGACGCCGCAGGTGCAGAACGAGGAGCACATCGAGAGCGTGACCGGCTCGGGCGGCATCGGGTCGAGCTTCACCAAGTCGGTCGAGTACCAGCTGAGCATGACGATGCACTCGATTAAGCCGGATCACCTGGCGATCGCGCTCCAGGGCGCGGTAACGGTCAAGGCCGGTGCGAGCGTGACCGACGAGGCGCACGTAGTGAAGCTCGGCAAGTTCTCGCGTTTGCAGCACAACAAGATCAGCGCGGTGACGGTCACCGGCGCCGGCGGCACGCCGACTTACGTCGCTGACACCGATTACAAGATGCATGCCGACGAGGGCTTGATCGAATGGCTCACGGGCGGCACGGTGACCGAGGATCTCGCGGTGCTGATCGACTACACCTACGCAGCGCAGAAGCACGTCAGCGCCAATCCGCAGAACGTCGAGAAATACCTGGTGTTCGCCGGCAAGAACAGCGCCAACAACAGCAAGATGACGCGCTGCGAAATCTACAAGCTCAAGCTCGATCCGAGCGTGCTCGGCATGATCCAGGAGACGCACGCGGGCATGCAGATCACCGGGCGCATCCTGCTCGACAGCCTGCGCGCCGCCGGCGACCAGTTCTACGGCTGGAAGATCGAGGACTGATCCATGCGCCGACTCGCCTTGTTGCTGTTGCTGACCCCGCTGTTCGCGGGCTTCACGCTCACCTGGGAGAACCCGGCGGTCAACGAGGACGGCTCGCCGATCGACGATCTCGCCACCATCCGCGTGTATCAGTCGCCGGTATCGGGCGCCTACGGCGACCCGCTCGCGGAGATCGCGGCCGACGGTCCGGGGCTCACGCAGAGCTATGCCGGCGCGAACCCCGAGCGCGGCCGACTGTTCTGGGTGGTGCGCGCCTGCGACAGCTCGGGGAATTGCAGCGCGCCGTCGAACGAGGCGAGCCACGATTTTTTAGACGTAAAGGCCCCGGCTGCCCCCGCCGGTCTTAGCGTCGTCCCCTAATCATTACTTTTTTTAACAGGAGACATGACATGGCAGAGAAACAGGAACCCAAGCGCGTGAAGTTCAAGCTCTCGCAGCCGCACACGCACGCCGGCGAGGACAAGAATCCCGGTGACATCATCGAAATTCGCGAGGACCAGGCCAAGCGACTGAAGCAGCAAGGCCGCGGCGACCTGGCTTGAACTGAGCCGCCGCCGGTGGCGTGAGCTATCGCGCGGCGGGCATCCCCCGCCGCGTTTATTTTGGAGGCAGGAAATGAGTGACGATAAAGACGCAGAAATGTTGTTCCCCGACCAGACGGTCACGATCAAGGGACAGAAAATCACGGTGCGCGAATTCCGCTACCGCGAGGGCATCGATGCCGCCGCGCTCGCCGGCCCGCTCCTGGCGGATTTGCGCGTACTCATGGCCGACGTCGGCGACGAGATCTCGCCCGAGGCGCTGAACACGCTGATCGCCAAGCACCGCGATATCTGGGTCGAACTCGTCGCGCGCAGTTGCGGGTGCGAGGTGGGGTGGGTGGCGAAGTTGCCGGACCGCGACGGCATGCAGCTCGACATAGCGTTCTGGGGGGCGAACTGCGATTTTTTTATGCGGCGGCTGGTATTCGGGACGATGCTGGCCGCCACCATTCAGGAGCGCCGGTCGACCTCGCCGAGGTCTTCGCCGAATTGATTGGCGCCGGCTTCGGACACGACCAGCATGAGATCGGAGAGCGTTTAACGTGCCGCCAGATCGAGCGTTACTACAGGCTGCTCCAGCGACGCCGGCGCCATGCGCAGGCGGACATGATCGAGGCTATGGCCGCCGGCTTCGGCGCCAAGAACCTGGGCAAGCTCCTGAAATCGCTGCGCGCTGACGAACCCTGACATGGCCGACGACCTGCAACTAGCGCTACAGATCAAGACCGAGCTGCAGAAGGCCCGTAAGGACCTGGCTGACCTGCGCGGCGACGTGAAGAAGCTGGGCGATACCCGGCGCGACATCAAGCAGCTGAGCGACACCGTCAATCACCTGGGCAGCCGCCTGGGTTCCACCGGCGCGCTGCTGCGTCGCACCTTCGGCGCGCTCGGCATTGGTCTGTCGATCCGGGCGATCGTCCAGGAATCGGTGCGCGCAGAGCAGGCGCTGGCGCAGGTTGAAGCGCGCATCAAATCCACCGGCGGGGCCGCCGGCTTCACCGCGCCGCAGCTCGCGGCGCACGCCGCGGCGCTGCAGAAGATCACGACCACCGGCGACGAAGCCATCCTGGAGATGCAGTCCCTGCTGCTGACGTTCACGCAGGTTCAGGGGCCCACCTTCCAGCGTGCCACCGAGCTGGTGCTCGACATGAGCACGGCGATGGGCCAGGACCTGAAAAGCTCCACCATCCAGCTCGGCAAGGCGCTCAACGATCCGCTGCAGGGGCTCACCGCGCTGAGCCGCGTGGGAGTGCGCTTCACCCAGGAACAGGAAACGATGATCAAGAATTTCGTGCGCACCGGTAATGTCGCCGCGGCGCAGAAGCTCATCCTGGATGAGCTGCAGACGGAATTCGGCGGCGCCGCCCGCGCCGCGCGCGATACCTTCGGCGGCGCGCTCGCCGCGCTGCGCAACGCCTTCGGCGATCTGCTGGAGAACAAGGGCGGCATGAAAGACGCCACGGCCGCGGTCAACGACCTTACCGACAAGCTGCAGGACCCGGAGACGGTTGCGGCGGTGGACAACATCACCACGGTCGTCATCAAGGGCCTGGGCAAGCTGGCCGAGTTCACCGCGGCCGTTCACTTTCTGATCAAGGGTCCGACGGACGACATCGGCAAACTCGATGCGGAAATCGACAAGCTGGATCGCAAGATCGAGTTGCGCCAGAAGGCGCTGCAGGACCCGCGCGCGGTTCGTGGCACTGGTTTCGGCGGGGGTCAATTCTCCACCGGCCTGTTCGCCTCGGATGAGGCGATCAACCAGCAGCTCGCCGAACTCACCACGGAGCGGGAGCGGCTGATCAAAAAACTCGATGAGCTACAAAGGAAACGCGGCGAGGAAATTCTCAAATCCCGCGGCATCGGCGTGGTGCCGAAGGTCGCGCCGCCGACGCCCGTGGCGACGCCGGTCGAGCCGGCCCTGGTCGAGGCCGGGCTGCGTGCGCAGCGGCAGCTCATCAAGGACGAGGTGGAACGCCAGGGCGCGGAGCTGGAGCGCCTGCTGCAACGCAACCTGGTGAGCTATCGCGACTACTACGCGCAACGCGCCGAGCTGCAGCGCGGCGCCATCGACCAGGAAATACGCGCCACCGAAACCGCGCTCTCCGCTCAGCGCGGCGCGCTCCAGAACGACCCGACCGTCACGGCCGAGCAGCGCATCAGCGGGCTCGCCAAGATCAAGGAGCTCGAAACCCAGCTGATCATCCTGCGCCGGCAGCGCGCTGATGTCGGCGTGCGCGCCGATCACGAAGAGCAGCAGTCTACCCTGCAGCTGCTGGACTCGATGGACCAGGTGCGCGAGCGCCTGGCAACGGCCCAGGGGCAGACCGCCGGGGCGCGCCGTTCGGCCCTCGAGCGCGAGTTCCGCGATCTCGTGGCGCGGCTCGAAGCCGAAGGCGATACCGCCGGCATCGCGATCGTGGAGCGGCTCATCAATACCGAGGTCGCCAAGACAAGGCTCGATGAATTCCGCCAGGTCTACGACCAGGCCCTGCAGGAGATGCAGGCGACCGAAGCCGACATCACCGCGCAGCGTGAGTCCGGGCTGATCGGAGAGATCGAGGCGCGCCGGCGCATCGTCGAGCTGCACAAGGCCACGAACGCGCGCCTGGCCGAGACGATCCCGAAGATGCGCGAGGCCGCGGCAGCCGCCGGCCCCGAGGCGCAGCGCCAGGTGGAGCAGCTCGCTGACAGCTGGCGGCGCCTGGGCCAGGAGATCGACCCGATCGCGCAGCGCCTGAACGCTTCAATCGAACAGGGCCTGGCCAACGGCATCGAGGGATTCATCAATCAGACACGGACAGCGAAGGAAGCCTTCAACGATTTCGCCAACTCCGTGATCCAGGCGCTGCAGCGCATTGCGGCCGAGCAGCTCGCGCAGCAGATTTTCAGTGGATTTAATCTTGGCGCTATCGGTTCTTTCTTCGGCGGTCTCTTTGGCGCTCCCGTGCAACATCGCGGCGGCGTGGCCGGCGCGGCCGGCGGCACCTCACGCGCGGTCTCGCCGCTCGCCTTCATCGGCGCGCGCCGATTGCACGCCGGCAATCTCGGTCTCAAGAAGGATGAGTATCCCGCGATCCTCCAGGAAGGCGAAGGCGTGTTCTCGCGCGACCAGATGAAAGCTCTTGGCGGCGCCGGCGCCGGCAAGGTCAGTGTGGTCGTCGAGAATCGCGGCCAGCCGATCAAGGCCACGGACACGAAGGTCGATCTCGACGGCGAGGCCATGATCGTGAAGATCATAACCGACGACTTCGCGCGCGGCGGACCGATCTCCAACACCGTTGCGCGAACTTTCAAGCTGAGGCGCGGATGATCGGCTTCGGCAAACTGCTGCTGCGCGACTACGGCGAGAAGCCGGAGAGCGCCGTCCTGCGCACGGAGATGGAATCCGGCTTTGCCAAGCAGGCGAAGATTCGGAGCCTGGTGCCGGTCTTCCGCCCGGTCATCATGGACTACTCAAACGACGAGTACACGACCTTTAAAACGTGGTTTAAAGACACCCTGGCGCGCGGCACCAACTGGTTCGAATGGACCGACCCGCAGGACGGCGCCTCGAAGCAGGCGCGCATCGTGCGCGGTGAGATCGAGTCGCGCAGCTACAACGCCACCGAGGGCGACGAGCTGCGTTGGGAAGTGTCTTTCCTGCTGGAAACGATGGAATAAGCGATGCCGCGCAATTACTCCCGCAGCTTTCAGGAAAAGACCAATTCCACCTCGGCGGACGAGGCGCCGCTGATCCTGCTGGAGATCAGCCATGCCGACCTGGTCACGCCGATCCGCGTGGTGAACGACACACAGGAGCTGATCCACAACGGCGATACCTTCGTCGCAATGGAGTTTGGTATCGTTGAACCCGACGACCTGGAGCAGGGCGAGTCGCGCGGCGCGATCGAAGTGGACAATGTGGGCCGCGAACTGACGGATTGGCTGGAAGCCAGCAACGGCGGCCAGGGCGCGACCGTGCGCATCATTGAGGTGCTGCGCTCAAATCCGGACGTCGTCGAGTGGGAAATCACGATGGATCTGTCCGACTTGCACCTCGACATGCGCGCCGTCACCGGCGGTCTAAGCTTCGACGACATCCTGAATCTGACGGCGGTGGCGCTGGTCCACCGGCCGGATGTGTCGCCAGGGCTCTTCTGATGGGGCTGGCGATGCACTGGTCCGAGCGCTACGTGGGTATTCCCTATATTGAGGGCGAGCAGGATTGCGGCGAGCTGGCCGCGCGCGTGCAGCGCGAGGTGTTTCGCCGCGACGTGCGGCTGCCGACCGAACGCGCGGCCGGGCTGCGCGGGCAGTCACGCCAGATCGAATCCTTGCTGGACGATTACG